ACAGTTTATTAACTTACTTAAAACACTAGGACCTAGCAGTCCTGTAGTACCATTGTTGTTAGATGGTATAGTTAAAAACTCTAGTCTTGATAATAAAGTTAATATACAAGAACAATTACAAGCTAGTCAACAACAAGCACAACAACAAGCTGCACAACAGCAGCAAATACAACAAGCTCAAGTTCAAGCAGAGTTACAGCTTACTCAGTCACAATCTCAAGAGAATATGGCACAAGCTCAGAAGTATCAAGTAGATGCACAGATGATGCCACAAGAAATACAAGCTAAACTGATGACAGCTCTAGCAACTAACTTACCTAGTGAGTCAGATGAGCAAGAGAAAGAATTCCAGCGTAGAGTTAAGACTGCTGAACTGATGTTAAAAGAAGCAGAGCTTAAGATTAAAGAGCAAGATATGAAGGAAAATTCTAACATAGTCAAGATGCAAATGCAACAGAAACAAAATAAAGCTTGACATTTGATTAATTTTATGGTATAATATATATATATGGACAAAGAATTACAACAGTATTATGAAGATAGATTTACAATGTTTACTACTAAAGGATGGAAAGATTTAGTAGAAGATATAGAAAAGATAAAAGATAGTATTAAAGTAGAAGATATACAAGATGAAAAAACTTTATTTGCTCGTAGAGGTGAATTAAGAATCATGAACTGGTTAATTAATTTAAAAGATGTTTCAGAACAAGCACATCAGGATTTAAAGAATGAAGATACTGTTTGATTTTGAATGTAAGGATTGTGGAGTATTTGATAAGATAATTGAATACACTACAACAACAGATTGCCCAACATGTGGTAAAGAGTCTAAGAAACTTATTAGTGCTCCTAACATAATGTTAGAAGGTGTATCTGGCGACTTCCCCGATGCACATGCAAAGTGGGCGAAGAAGCACCATGCTCTTAATGAAAAGCAAGAGTATTAACTTTAACTAGAGGTAAATAAGGGTTAGTCTCCTTAGTTATCTCCCTATAATGCTTAAATGCACAGGAGAATAATATGGCTGATATAATAGAAGAAGTAGAAGAAGCAGTTGCACCTAATCAACCAGTGGTAGAAGACCAAGACACAGTAGAGGCAAAACTTGAGAAAGAGCTTACACCAGTCCAGGAAGACCCAGTTGTACAGGAAGAGGCAGTTGCAGAAGAAGAAGACTTACCAGAGAAGTATAGAGGGAAGTCTGCTAAAGAGATTGCAGAAATGCACCAACAAGCTGAAAAACTTATTGGTAAACAGGGCTCAGAGGTAGGCGAACTTAGAAAGGTAGTTGATGACTTTATTTCTACACAAACTTCGAAAGAATCACAGACTGAGGTAGAAGAACCAAATCCAGAAGAGTTCGCTGAGAACCCTGGTAAGCATGTTAAGAATCAGATTGATAATCATCCTGCTATTAAGGAAGCTCAAGATGCAGCTAAACAAATGAAGCGTACTGCTACATTAACTAGGTTGAATTCTGAGTATCCTGACTTAGAGAAGATTGTTCAAGACCCTAACTTTGCTGAATGGATAAATGGTTCTAAAGTTCGCTCCGAGTTATACAACAGAGCTGAAGTACATTTTGATTATGACTCTGCTAAAGAGTTACTTACTAACTGGACTGATAAACAGGAAAGGATAGCTAAGGTGCAAGAGACTAGTAAAATAGATAAAGATAATCAATTGAAAGCAGCTAGTGTTGGTAGTAAAGGAAATAACGAACCTGTCTCTAAAAAGAAATATCGAAGAAGCGATATTATTAACTTAATGCAGACAGACCCAGACAAATATGATTCATTATCTGATGAGATAATGTTAGCATATCAAGAAGGGCGAGTCATTTAAAAACAATATAGAGAGGAAATTAAAATGGCATATCCAACCCCACAAGTCACGAACACGACTGCTGCCGTTTTTATACCTGAGATTTGGTCCGACGAGGTCATCGCAGCGTATAAAGCAAATTTAGTTGCAGCGAATCTGTTCAAAAAAATGTCTTTCAAAGGCAAAAAAGGTGATACAATTCATATCCCTAAACCAACTAGAGGTGAAGCATCTCTAAAAGCTTCAGAAACAGCAGTTACACTTATTGCTGCAACTGAAACAGAAGTAATTGTACCAATTGATAAACACTATGAATACTCACGTTTCATTGAAGATATCACAGAAGTACAAGCACTATCATCAATGCGTAGATTCTACACAGACGATGCTGGTTATGCACTTGCAAAACAAGTGGATACTGACATGGTTCAACTAGGTCGAGTAATGAACGGTGGTACTGCTGACGCTTCATATGACGCAGGTTATATTGGTGCTGATGGTGATACATTGTATGATGGTTCTAATGCAGCAGCTTTGACTGATATTGCAATTAGAAATGTTATTCAGAAAATGGATGACCAAGATGTTCCTACTTCAGGTAGATTTTTCTTAATCCCACCTGCAGCTAGAAATACTCTTATGGGTCTAGACCGATATACAGCTATGGACTTTGTTGGCGAAGCAGCATCTGCTAACACAATCCGTAATGGTCAAATTGGTAACTTATATGGTATTCCTGTATATGTTACTTCAAATGCTGATACAACAACAGGTGGAGACAGAGTATGTCTCATGGGTCATAAAGACGCAGCTGTTCTAGTAGAGCAATTGAATGTGCGTTCACAAACACAGTACAAGCAAGATTACTTGTCTACTCTTTACACTTCAGATACAATCTATGGTGTTAAGGAGCTTAGAGAAGATTCAGCTTTTGCTTTGGTTGTACCTGCATAAAGAATATTCCCCTCATTCGAGGGGATATTTTTATAGCTACTACTCTAGTGGCTATAAAGATATCAATAGGAGATTATAATGGCTGGAACTAAATATACAAGAAAACCTGCAAAGAAAGTTGCTAAGAAGAACCAAAGTATTACAAAGACAGGTGTAAAGAAAAAGAGCCCTTTAAAAAGAGCTTTAAAGAAGACTGTTAAAAAACTAGGTAAAGGAGCAATGGCTGTAGGAAGTATGTCTCCTGTAGGTAGAGGAGTTAAAGCAGCTAAAGTAGCTAAGAAAGCCGTTAAGGTATTAAAAAAGAAAAAAGCTACAAAAGCAAACCCTAAATATTCAAAGGGTGATTATGCATATAAGAAAAAACTACAATCACGTTCTAGTGCAGCTAAAACTCAAAAAGCATATAATAAAGCAGAAAAAGAACTTGACCTTCTTAATCCTAATTTGACTATGGACCAACGAGCTAAGCTTTTAGGAGGATACTAGGATGGCAGTTTTTAAATGCAATATTTCAGGTCAGACAATGGAAGTTCATACAGCTTTAGATATACAATCTATGGAAGTACACCCAGGATATACTTTAGTTGAAGAGAAAGCAATAGAAGAAGAAGTGTTTGACGATATTGTAGTAAAGAAAAAGAAGTCTAAAAAGAAAAACAAAGAACTTTAATAGGGAAAGTTAATGGCTATATATAGAGGACCAGGTGGAGCTAATGATGGTATTCCAGCAGCATCGTCTACTGAGTTTCCAGGAGATGTAAATGTTGCAGGTAATCTTCATGTTAATGGAGATATTACATCTGATGGAAATATAGATGGTGTACATACAGGAGATGGCTCTCAATTAACAGGATTAATTACAGAATTACCTACTCTTGCTGAATTAGGTATACCTAATCATGATAAGCTTACAGTTGATGAATTAGGTAATGTAACTGTTGCTAATGACATAACTGTTGATGGTGTTTTATATGGTGATGGAAGTGGATTAACTAATATACCTACATCAGAGTTACCTGATGTCTATACTAAAGATGAGATAGATGCGCAACAAAATGCTCAAGATGTAAATATTACTGCTAATACCAATGCTATTGCAAACTTACCATCTCCTGTAGATACTTACACTAAAGCTGAAATAAATGCCTCTCAAGATGCTCAAGATGTAGAGATTGCAAAGAAAGCTAACACAAGTGATGTATATACTAAAGAAGCTACAGATACACTTTTAGATAGTAAAGCTAATGTTGGTGATAGTTATACCAAAGCTGAAACTTATAATACAACTGAAATAGATGGTAAGCTTTCTCAAAAAGCAGATAAAGATAATACATATACTAAAGAAGAAGTAGATAACCTAATAGAAGGAGCTAGTGGTGCTATTGTAGGTAACTACACAAACAAATGGGCTAGTAATGTTGCTAGAGACCCTGGTGCTGGTAACTTATATTTAGTTGCTGGTATGGACTTTACAATGAAGTTTGAGGATGCTACTAGAATATACATTAGTAATACAGATGGTGATGGGGCTTTAAGAGACTTTGATAAAGTAAAAGTAGATGATGTACTTACTGTAACATCTGATAATGGTCAAGGTGTATTTAAACTTCTGTCTATATCAGATTTAACAGGTTACAGAGAACTAGTATTAGAAGCAGAATCAGCTACAGGTACTGTTGCTAATGATACTCCTGTATCTATTGTATTAGATGTAGCATCAAGTAGTGGAGGAGGCAGTGGTACAGGAGGAAGCTTACCTAAAGGCTCAATCATTATGTGGTCTATTCCTGAAGTGCCTGAAGGATGGCAAATATGTGATGGAACAAATGACACTCCAGACTTACGAGATAAGTTTGTAGTTGGAGCAGGTACAACATATGATTTAGATGCAGAAGGTGGTAGTAAAGATGCAGTTGTTGTTTCTCATACCCATTCAGCACCAACTACTGTACCCATTCAAGGACCTGGTGGTAATCAAGGTAAAACTGGTTTTGATTACATAGGTGGTGGAAACACTGTTACAAACAAAAACATAAACGCTAATGGTGTATCAGGAGTTGATAAGAATTTACCTCCATATTATTCTTTATACTACATAATGAAAATGGTTGAAGGTGGGGGTAGTGGTGGTAGTGGTATAGAAGAAGCTCCTGTAGATGGTAAACAATATGCTAGACAAGATGGTGATTGGACAGAAGTAGAAGCCTCATCTGGTGGTGGTGGTCCTACACCTACACCTGAAGATTTAGTATGGGAACATAAATTGGGAGAAAGAGATTTTGATGTAGTTTATACAAACACTAATGATGTTCCAATATATGTTTATATTAATACTACAACAAACAGTGCAAACGAATACTGTAATATGTGGATAGATGGTACTAATTTTAATGCATTAGGACAGGGAAGTGGAGGTGGTGCTAGATTATATGCTGGTAATCTATTTGTAATTCCATCGGGTTCAACATATGAATTAAGAGCAACAGACAAAGGGACACTTAACTTGTCTAATTGGAAAGAAGCTCGTATGCCTTTAGCTATTGCTAACCCATCTGTAGACACAGCTATTGGTATGGTAGCACCTTTCGCAATGGATAGCGTTCCAACAGGATGGTTACATTGTGATGGTTCAGAAGTATCAAGAGATACATATAGCTTACTCTATTCTAAAGTAGGTGATACTTATGGTGTAGGTGATGGTTCAACTACATTCAACTTACCTGACTTACAAGATGAGTTCATTAGAGGTTCATCAGATACATTACCTGTAGGTAATAAACA